GGTGAACAACCAGAACCGCCCGAGCCGCCGCATCCTATGAAACCGAAACGGCATAAAATGCCGATCTGGTTATATCCCAATTTAAACAGGAGGTTTTAACATGACACTTGAAGAGTATTGGACAGAAATTGTAGCAGACATTGGAAACATCGAAACGCACGGTGACGCAATCGCCGCCATCAGCGAAAAAATCAAAACCGAAGATACCGATATCGGAGCGCTGATGTCCGAACGTGACGCGCTGGTTGCGGAACGGGACGAACTGCGCGGAAAGTATGATTCCGCGGTCGCAGAAATCAAAAGCCGCTGGTCTGATCTTTCCCACGGCGGAAGTATCACAAAAGTAACCGAGTTTGGCGGAAACACGCCGAAACCGGAAGAAACCGCAACAAGTATCAATGATCTTGATATGTCTCAGCTCATCATGAGCGGAAATGGAGAGTGAAAACATGGCAGAAAAATTAGATATGACCAATATTAATATGCTGAACGCCGTACGCTCGACTATGAGCGTTGATTACCGTGACCGCGTCCCGGTGGCAACACGCGAAAATATCGCAGATATTGCGAAAACGTTAACTGACCCGTACAATCCGATGGCGCGGAACGAACTGGTTCCGGCACTGGTGAATCTGATCGCCAGCCAGTCTATCAGTACCGAAGCGTTCCGAAATCCTCTGCGTGTTCTGAACAGTAACGCCATGCCGTTCGGAAACGGAGAACAGGAAGTTTACGTAAATTTTGCACAGGGTTACGCGCACGATGCCAATATCAGCATCGAAGATGCTACCGCCATTTATGACAGCTATATCATGGCGCTGTATCATGTCATCAATTTTAATAACGATTATCCGGTAACGATCTGGTTTGAGGATATGCGCGGCGCGTTTCTTGATAATTACGGACTCAGAAGTCTGGTACAGGCAAAAGTGGAGAGCGTCGTTTCTGCTTGCAACTGGGATGAGTTCACGACAGCGAAAGAGCTGATCGCGTCTGCGAAACGTGCAGGTCAGATTTATCCTGTGCACGTCGACCCGGTTACTGACCAGGCGAGCGCCAATGCGCTTGCGAAACAGATTCAGTCCTATATTGACAAGATTCAGTTCCCGAACCCGCTGTATAACTTTGCTGGCGCGACATCGGCGGCAAAAGAAGATACCATTCTTCTGTTCGTTGACCCGGATACGAAAGCCGCTATGAACGTGGACAGCTATGCAAGCGCGTACAATCTCGACCGGATGATTCCGAAAGCACAGCAGGTTTTAATTGATAACTTTAACGATGCTGAGGGTATCGTGGCTGTACTGGTTGACAAACGGTTCTTCAAAATCCGAGAACAGTACCGAATGATGGTACAGGATAACGTTAATCGCGGACTGCGTTGGAACAGTACGTATACAGTAAAAGAGATGTTCTCTTATTCCCTGTTTTATCCGATCATTGTGTTTACGACAGAGACGGTTGATGTTTCTTCCATTACCGCAAGTGATGTAGGACTGGTGAAAGCCGGAACAGATGTGGACTTTGGCGGCAGTTTTTTAGTTACTTCTAAAGGGGTAGCTGATAATGCGATTGACGTAAAAGTAGAGGGTAACTCTTCTGCCGATACGTTTGTTATTCCGGGTACAACAATTCTTCGAATTGCAAAAGATGAAAAGAATTTGAAACCGAAAGCAAATAAAACAGCGAGCGTAAAAGTTGTGATTACCAGTCGTTTCGATTCTTCCAAAACCGCAACCATTTACTTTACGACCGATTAAATAAGAGGGAGGAAACATGGATAATTTCATTCCGATGCCGCCGCAGGAAAATGTGGCGGCTGTTTCCCCGCAGACAGAGGTAATTTTAGCAAGTGGGATTGAATGGGGAAATGACTATGAACATGTGCGTTATTATGAAAATGGAAAAGTTGGCTGTCTGGCTCATGTAAGAGAAAAAGCAATTCATATTTTTAAGCAGTCCGCGCCCGTGAGATGGGGAGAACTGACGTATAAAGGAAAAGGGAATGAGAGCGAATTTCTGAAATGTAATTACATTGCTTTTCAGAATAAGCCGTATACGGAAGAGTGGTATTTCGGGTTTGTGACGCGCGTAGAATGGTTGAGTGACGGAAGTTTCAAGATTTATTTCGAACCCGATCGTTTTCAGAACAGTTTTTACGATGTGGTCTTACAGCCGTGTTATGTAGAACGGGAACATATTGACAAAAAAGCTGATTATGCCGGAATTAATTTAGTGCCAGAAAATCTGGAAACGGGGGAATACGTGGACAATCCGAGCGAACAGAAACTTTTGAATCTCGGTCCGATGCAGTATTGTTTGAGCGCGAGTGCAGACGAAAACGGAACAAATATTGTACCCATTGTCAATCAGGGAATTTTATCGGGGTTGACATTTACTCGGAAAACAAAATATACGGACTTAATCACAGTTATCCAGAATTACGTCAAAAGCGGAAACGGAGATGCGATTGTTAATGTATATCAAGCACCCGAAGCTTGTTTTAAGACAGATGCATCTGTTTACACACAAGTAACCGTTCAGCCAGATGCACTTGACGGCTATATACCGAAAAACAATAAACTATATCAGTATCCCTATTGTTATTGTCTGGTCAACGATGGTTCGGGAATACAGCATACTTTTAATTTCGAATACGGTAAAAATGGAGCATTAACCATGCAGGTGTATGGCGTTATGTTTAATATTCCGGCAATCTTTGTGGCTCCGCGTGAATATAAACGTACTGGTGGGTCAAAATCCCCATACGGTTTTATCATCAATAATTTTCCACAGTGTGCATGGACAAATGACGGCTATCAGGCTTTTCTAGCACAGTCTAGTCCGTTATGGGACTACTCCAAAAAGCAGAATGCAATATCGCAGATTGGAAATTTAGCTGGAGGATTAGTGGGAGCATTAAGCGGAAATTTAGCTGCTGGCGTTGAAAGCATTTATACCGCGGCAACCGGAACATATCTACTGAACGAAAACATTAACGCACAAAAAGAAAGTCATGATTTGATTCCACCGACAGCAAAAGGCAATTCATCTGGAAGTTATGTTGCCGCCGCATTGTTCGGCAGTCAAGTTTACTGTCATGTGATGAGTGTAACCGCTCAGATGGCGAAAACGATCGACGATTATTTCACAATGTACGGATATGCAACGCACAAAATTAAAGTACCTAATATTACAGGGCGGTCAAACTGGAATTTTGTCAAAACGGTTAATTGCAGCTTGCATGGTTCGTGTGTTACCGATGATATCAACTTTTTGCAGGCAATGTTTAACCGAGGGGTTACGTTCTGGCATACGGACGATGTTGGAAACTATGGTCTTTCCAATAACTAAGGAGGTGATATCATGTACAATAACCCGTATCGGGTGAGTAACAAGGAAGTATGGGGACAGTGGGAAAATAATCCGAATACATCACCGGAAGAAAAACTATATTTCCGGCACTTTTTTGATAAGTTCGTGAATCTGGCGTTATCGCGGTATGAGTATGACGGTTTACCGGATGAGATT